ATTTTGTTCAACTGCCGTCGGATTATTGGGAAGATGAAAGTGCCAATCTCCGACCAGCGCAATATTACGGGTAGTTTATATGTCAATGTACTCCGGAATCGGTAGCTTCGTTAAAAAATACAATGAGGGCGGAGGAGCAAGCTCTGGTGTGCCCGGAGTGGGTGGCGGTGCTGGTTCAGCCCTTTCTTATGAAGAATGGTTGCAAACTCCGGCAGGTCAAGCCGCTTCTGATGGTCCTCGCGGAGGACAAATTAGTGGGTTGGGTAACCCCCAAGTTATGTATCAAGCATATCTGGCAGGACAAGGTGCTTCCGGCGGTGGAGCAACCAACACTAAATCTTTACCGAGTTATATGAGCATCAATGATGCGGGTCAAATAGCTTTTGTAGAAGGAACAACTAATCGTCAGTTTGTAAAAGGCTTGGAAATTTTGGGCCTCCTTGACGCTGAACACAGTGACAATAAAACCGATTACGATTGGCTTCTTGAATGGTTTGATGAGGGAAGTCAGGGTGCCGATGGGACTTGGCTCAACACTTTTTACAGCAACCCTGATCGGGCGCTAGATCCGTCTGATATTTCTTCTGGTTTAGCCTCTCAAAATGTGGCAACCCTTACGCGCCTCTACGAGCTTGTTAACAAAGCCAGTGAGGCGGGAGGCATTACTCCCAGCCAGAACGTACTAAACACTTACACAGACCCAATTACGCCCGGAGACAATTACGGATCTGAAAACGAAATTCGTCGCCCTGTGTTTATTGGCCAACCCCCTACGGGAGGAACTGCCGAAGCACCCTCGTACAGCCTATCTGACGTTATGGTCACGGCTTTTGAGCAACCTAATCTTTATGATGTGTTTAATCCGTATCCGGCAGGTGGCTTTGAACAAATTAACCCGTATTCAGGTCTTCCCACGACTTCATATCCGTACTCCCCGCCTACGGGTTCTACTCCGCCTTTAGTTGTTGACACGACAGGTGCGGATGCGGTTGCCCCGGTAGTAGACACGACAACGAATACACCGGTAGTAGACACGACAACGAATACACCGGTAGTAGACACGACCACAAATACACCGGTAGTAGACACGACAACGAACACGACAACGAACACGACAACGAACACACCGGTGGAAACTACCTCCAGCTATACTCCACCGACCCCCACCGACGAAGAGATAGCTCTTTACAAGTATCGGACTATGACACCGCAGGCCTTTGCCGCGTCCGGATATAGTCTACCAACCGTGGGTGGTATAAGCGTCGCTGACCTTGGCGGCCCCAGCTTTCCAGAGGGGCAGGCGTACCAAGGCTATAGCAGTACAGCCAGAGGCGGCCCCGTATTTGACGCGGCCTCGGCGGCCCAGCCTGACTTTCAAGCGGGTCAGCAAGGCGACACCGTGGGAGGAATTGGTAATACCAGCGGCATGGGGCAAGACATCAATTGGAGCGCCCCAACAACGCAAGCTTTGTCGGTGGGAGACGTATTCTCCACCCCGGCGGGTGATTATAGGGCCGTAGACAATGGTTACGGGCAGATTGGGTTAGTGGCGGAAGGCGACGTTGCCGTTAGCAATTCTGGAGACATTATCTACAACACTGCCTCTGGTGACCATCACTTTGGCGTTGACCCCAACACGGGCGAGGCTTGGTATCAAGGAGCGCAAGGCACTGTCCCCGGTCTGTATGAAACAAGCTCGGACACCGAGACTACGGCGGGTTTTGCCGAGGGCGGCATCGTTGATGTTTACAGCGGCGACATGTCCAAGTTGCAAACTACGGGCGACGGTATTGAGTCATTCTTGAACCCCGAGCGGTCGAAGGCGACTCTTCGTCGTAACCTTGCGAAACTCGCACCACGGCCCACGGCCCCTGTGATGCAACAGGGCATAATGCCCATGGCCGTATAATGGACAAGCTTTCAGATTATTTTGCCCTCTTGCGTTTGATAGAAACTGCCCGAAGCGGAAACCATCCAAAAGCGGGAAAGTTTTATCAAACATTAGACACCGGTATTTTTAATCAGCCCTTAAACACGGGTATGTTGCGTGGTTCGGGCGGCGCGAGCGGTGGTCCTTCAAAAGGCGTTCCTTATAAAAGTGGTCCTTCAGAAGGCATTTCTTCAAATAAACGCAATCCCAAAAAACCCGGCTTAAAATACAGGGCAGACGGCGGCCCAATAAGGGCTACTGAAACCACTTCTAGCGGCATAGGCGCGTTGTTTAAGCAAGTTTTAGAGAATGGGTTAGAAGCAGGCACCGCGAATTATTTAGGAATACCAAAGCAAGATACTGATTGGGCGTCTTCTATTGGAGAAAGATACGGTTTGTCTGTCCCGCAAAGAGACGCCGCGCGTCATGTGGCGCTAGGTTGGCTTGCTTCAAAAACGGATAACCCCGATCTAGCTAAGTTTTTTGCTGACGCGAGAGAGTATCGTCCCTTAGCGGGCGGTCCTATTGTTTCTCGCCGCATGGACTTAGAAAACAATGATATTGGTTTTAGTCTTCCGGCTCAAAACAAAACAGAAGCGGAAGGAATGATTCTAGAGTTAGTGGAAAAAGGTCAGGTTAACACGGACGATCCAAGCGGCTATGCTCTTGGGGGTGAAGCGCGATATGATGTCCAACGCGGCGTAGGCGCATACGCCCCGTATACTAGGAGAGCCTAATGGCTAACGGCGACGATAAATCACAATTTTCTTCTTTGATGGACAGCACGGCCATGGGGCCTGAGATTACCGAAGAAGAGATGGAGCTAGACATTGAGATAGCCGCACCGGGCACTTTTGTCGGTTCTGTTAATGAAGTTTTGCCGGAAGGCATTGAGATTGAGGAAGATGACGATGGCGGAGTTATTGTTGATTTTGATCCGATGGCCATGCTTGGTGATTCTGACGGCGATTTCTATGGCAACTTGGCAGAGGAGTTGGACGATAGAGAGCTTGGTCAATTATCTTCAGAGTTATTAGGCGATTTTGATTCTAACAAAGCGTCTCGTTCTGATTGGGAAGACGCCTATTCCAAGGGTTTAAACCTTCTTGGATACACTTACGAAGAACGAACAATGCCGTTTCGGGGCGCGACAGGTGTGACACACCCCTTGTTAGCGGAAGCGGCGACACAATTTCAAGCGCAGGCTTTTAATGAGCTTTTGCCGCCCTCTGGTCCGGTCCGGACGCATGTGGTTGGTGAAAAGACCAAGAAGAACGAAGGGCAAGCGCACCGTGTAAAAGATTTCATGAATTACTACATCACCAGTGTGATGGAAGAGTACACGCCTGATTTCGATCAGATGTTGTTCTATTTGCCTTTGGCGGGGTCAACGTTCAAAAAAGTTTATTACGACGAAGCGGTTGATCGGGCGGTAAGCAAGTTTGTTCCGGCAGAAGATATTGTGGTGCCGTATGGCGCTAGCGATCTAGAGTCCTGCGAAAACATTACGCAAGTAGTAAAGATGTCTTTGAATGATCTGCGTATTCGTCAGGTCATGGGGTTCTATAGAGACATCCCCGTTATTCCATCTGATTCTAGCGACAACGAAGTTACCAACGAGATGGATAAGTTAGACGGGACAACCCCCGGAAACCTTGACTACACCTGCACTTTGTTGGAATGCCACGTTAATTTAGACCTACTTGGCTATGAAGATCTGGGAGAAGACGGTGAACCCACAGGGATTAAGATTCCTTACATTGTTACGATTAGTGAGGATAATGGACAAATACTTTCCATTAGACGAAATTATAAAGAAGACGACGAAAAAAGACGAAAAATCCAATATTTCGTCCATTACAAGTTTCTTCCGGGATTCGGATTTTATGGCCTCGGGCTTATCCACACTATTGGCGGCCTGTCCCGAACAGCTACGGCGGCTCTTCGCCAGCTTATTGATGCTGGTACTTTGTCTAATCTCCCTGCTGGCTTCAAAGCTCGCGGACTTAGGGTACGTGATGACGAAGAACCCCTTCAGCCCGGAGAGTTCCGCGACGTAGATGCGCCCGGTGGAGCTATCCGTGACTCGTTGATGCCGTTGCCTTTCAAAGGCCCTGATGGAACGTTGTTTCAGCTTTTGGGCTTTGTGGTCGATGCGGGCCGCCGTTTTGCCACCATCACTGATATGAAGGTGGGTGACGGTAACCAGCAGGCCGCAGTGGGTACGACGGTAGCGTTATTGGAGCAAGGCTCGCGGGTCATGAGTGCTGTGCATAAGCGCCTGCACTACAGCATGAAACAAGAGTTTAAACTTCTGGCGCGGGTCATGTCGGAGTATTTGCCGCAAGAGTATCCTTATGCGGTAGAGGGTGGCGACCGCACCGTGATGCGTGAGGATTTTGACGACCGCGTGGATGTTGTGCCGGTGTCCAATCCCAACTCTTTCTCGCAGGCCCAGCGTATTTCTCTGGCGCAGTCTCAGTTACAGATGGCTACGCAAGCGCCACAGATACACGATATGCACGAAGCGTACCGACGTATGTACGAGGCGCTTGGTGTTAGTGACATAGATAAAATCTTGATTGCACCTTCTTCGGAAGATCCAATACCGAAAGATCCGGCGCAAGAGAACATTGACACGATTGACAGTGTTCAATTGAAGGCGTTTGAGGGGCAGGATCATGACGCGCATATTTTGGCGCACTTGACCTTTGGCACGTCGCCCATGTTGCAAGCGTTGCCACAGTCGGCTATTTCGCTTCAGAAGCACATTATTGAGCATGTGAAGATCAAGTGTCAGGAGATGGCGACGGCACAATTATTGCAACAGACGGGCGGCCAAGCATTGACGCCGGATCTAGAGCTTCAGTTGGAGTCCATGGTGGCTCAGATGAACGCGCAGGAGTTTGGTAATCTGAAACAGCTTACGGCGCAGATAACGGGCCAAGGCCAAGGGCCTGATCCTCTGGTACAATTGAAGCAACAAGAGCTTCAGTTGGATGCTCAAAAGCAACAAGCGGATATGCAAATGGATCAAGCTGATTTGCAGATGGATCAACAACGTATGGCTAACAAGCAGACGGAGTTCCAGCAACGCTTGGCTAGCCAAGAACGCCAAACACAAGCTAGAATTGATGCGGCTCGCGAAAGAGAGCTACTAAAGATGAGGAATAATTAAATGAGAGTCAAAGTAAACGGCGCTCCGCCGGTCAAAGCCCCTACTCCTGTTGCTAAGGCTGAAATTAAAGGCCAAGGCTCTATCCCTTATGCTGTTGCTAAGGAAGAAAAAACGCCGGATACGGTCATGGGTAAAATCACAACGGGCAAGAAACGTGGCATGGGTGCCGCGCTTCGCGGCTCACGGTTCACTAGCTGTTGAGGTGATTTATGAGTAAACAAGCGCCAATAACACCGACGACTCAAGATGTTGACGCTTTGTACCAAGAGCTTCTTGGTCGATCTGGAGACGGTAGATATCTTAAAAACTGGGCGCAATCGGGGCTGTCAATAGAGGAGATTCGGTCGGGTATTGCAGGTTCTCCAGAAGGGCAAGCATACGCAAACCGTCCGCCGCCTCCCGCCGAACAACCGATTGCTTCTGTAAATCAAGCTATTCAACAAGCAACGACTACTGCCGGAGGATCTCAAAGTGTTTCTCGGGAGAGACTAGATCAACTTTATAACGAGCTTTTTGGGCGTACAACTGGCGCGCAAGACGAAGGGGCCGAGTATTGGATGGCCTCGGGGCTAACGGGAGAGGCGCTTCGGGACGCTTTGATTGCGGGAGCGCAAGGATCGGATGCCGTTAAGTTCCAAAGCGACCAACAAGCGTTGGCACAACTACCTTACGCACAACGGGCTTCTGATATAGATCAGATGTATAGGGAGCTTTTTGGGCGTCCAGCCGAACAAGCGGGGCTAGAGTATTGGTTAAGCACCGGATTGGCTGGAGAAGCCCTTCGGGACCAACTTGTAGCCGCCGTTTCATCGCAAGCTGAAGACTCAACCGACCGGCAAGGCTTTATAAACAGACAAACCGCCTTGGCCACAGGACAAACACCGGAAGGCTATAAAACGTATAGTCCCGCAGGACCACCCGGTTATTTCACGGATCTTCAAGACCAGTTTACCGCTATGCAGGAAGAAATAGCCGCGCTCAATGTTTTGTTAGCGGACCAACAATCCGGAGGAGGTTCGTCTTCGGCAGGGTCAGTAGGAGTTCCGAGTGGAGTGTCGGTAGGTCAACCGGGTGGAGGAACCACAACGACCGCTTCTGGTAGTTCTTATGCAATGCCCACTGTTGCTCCACCAATGGACAACCCTTATTTGGCACAACTGCCAACCAATCCTCCTGTGGGCTATATTCCGCCCACTCCTGAGATGTTGGACGCGTACCGTTATGAGCAGTTCTACAACCAAGGGATGGTTCCGCCGGTAGACCAAGGCATAGGGGGTCTTAGTTACTTCGGCATACCGCCTTCTCAAATCCAAGCGTCTTTGACCGGATTCTGATGTTAGACGCTTTAATTGGCCCTGTCACAGGACTGCTAGACAAGTTTATACCTGATGCGGATGAACGAGCGAGGCTAGCGCATGAAATTGCCACCATGTCTGAGCGGCATGCTCAACAGCTTGCAAAGGGCCAAATTGAAATTAACAAGGCCGAAGCCGCCCACAAAAACATGTTTGTGGCAGGTTGGCGTCCGTTTGTTGGCTGGACTTGCGGTATTGCTTTGGCTTGGCACTTTGTCGGCCAGCCTCTTGCTGTTTTTGTTATTGTTTATTCTGGTGTTGAATCCCCTCCACTACCTACATTTGAAATGGAAAGCCTTCTCACCGTCCTTTTAGGTATGTTGGGGCTAGGGGGTTTGCGGACCTTTGAAAAAACTAAAGGTGTTTCTAGAGAAAAATGATTACTCCCGAGACAATAGACCGCTGGAGATTTTTACCACGGTTTTTTATGTTTGCCATGATTGGCATGACTTATCGCGTGGTTGAGTGGTTTATGGATATCCCTGACCCAAGCTTAGAACAAGCGGGGCTAGTGTCGGTTATGACCGGAGCGTTAACCGGATCTTTTGGTTTATTTTTAGGCTCCGGCAAAAAAGAATGACGTATCAATATTTTTCTGAGGAGGAGTTTGTTTGCTCCGAAACCGGAGAAAACAAGATAAGCCCTGAGTTTTTGCAAGCCTTAGATAACCTCCGAGCCGCTTGTGGTTTTCCCTTCTACATTACTTCGGGGTATCGCTCCCCCGATCACAGCCTTGAGCGCGTAAAGGTCAAGCCCGGAACTCATGCACAGGGCATCGCGGCGGACATACACGTTGAAAACGGCATAGAGCGGTACAAAATAGTAGAAGAAGCGATCAAGTTGGGTTTTGGCGGCATTGGCGTAGCAAAAATGTTTGTTCACGTTGATATTCGCACTACCGGGCCTGTTATGTGGACATATTAGTTGCTCCTTTAAGAATGTCATGTTATATAGATAAGATATTCTAAGATGGAGCGCATGTGGATTCTTTATATTTAGCTCAATTTATGCAACGAGCCATAAAAGAGCGCCGCACTCAGATTTTAGAGTTGTTAGAAAACAACCATGTTAAGTCGATAGAGCAGTATCAAAACTTGATGGGCGAAATATCGGCTTTAAATTTTATTTCACAGGAACTCTCGGGCCTGCTAGAAAAACAGGAGCAACTAAATGACTGATGTAGCTGAAAAAATAGACTTAGATGCCGCCGCAGAAGGCGTCCAAGCTCTTTACAAAGCGCCTCAACCCAAAGTCTTAGATCCAGAAGCCATGGATAAAAGCCTTTTGGAAAGAATGCCCCAACCCACCGGTTGGCGAATGCTGATTTTGCCGTACCGAGGTAAGGAAACCACGGAAGGTGGAATATATCTCCCAACACAAGTTCTGAACGACTCTCAGATTCAGACAGTAGTGGGATATGTCGTCAAGCAAGGCCCTCTTTGTTACAAAGACACCGAAAAATTCCCCGATGGTCCGTGGTGTACTGAAAAACAGTGGGTTGTTTTTGCCCGCTATGCCGGTTCACGGTTCCGTATTAATGGCGGGGAATGCAGGATTTTGAACGATGATGAAGTCCTTGCTGTAATTGATGATCCGGAAGACATTCTTAGCCTGTAAGGAGGTATGGTATGGCCGATGCGGCAGAAGAAGCTCAATTTGAGCTAGATGTAGGGGATGCAGAAGCTACCGAAGTGGAGCTTGAGCAACCCGAAGAAAAAAATGTTCCACGTGGAACAACTGATTCAGAAATAGAGGTTGTTGAAGAAAACTCTGCCAACGAAGACTCGGAGGTAGAGCAATACAGCGAATCTGTTCAAAAGCGCATTAATCGCCTGACTAAAAAAATGCGGGATGCGGAACGAGAACGAGAAGAAGCTCTTCAATACGCTAAAAATGTGCAAACGGAAGCAGAAAAAGTCCGCCAACGTATGCAAACCCTAGACCAAGGGTTTATGAATGAATATGGTCAACGCATATCTATACAGCAACAACAGGCAGAAGCAAACCTTAGACGTGCTGTAGAGCTAGGCGATCCTGATGGGACGGTACAGGCGCAAAAAGATCTAACTAGCCTTACTATTGCGGCAGACGGTTACGCCAAAGCGCAACGACAAGCGGAAGCTAGGGCTAGTCAGCCACAACAGCCTATGGCACAACCTGCTCCGCAGGCCGCGCCCTCACAGCCCCAACGACCTGACCCCAAAGCAGAGCAATGGGCAGAGAAAAACTCTTGGTTCGGGAACGATGAAGCGATGACCTTCGCCGCCTTTGGAATTCATAAAAAACTTATTGAGGACGAAGGATTTGATCCTCAGACCAATGACTATTATAATGAGCTTGACTCTAGAATTAAGCGGGAGTTCCCGCATAAATTTGGAGAAGAGCAATCACCTAGTCGCAAGCCCGCTCAGAACGTGGCTGGGGTGTCACGCTCCACAGCATCTGGGCGCAGTAGTAAAAGGGTCAAACTCTCTCAGACCCAAGTAGCAATTGCTAAAAAATTGGGAGTGCCGCTTGAAGAATACGCGAAATACGTTAAGGAGTAACGATATGTCCGAAGAGAAGAAAGGCTTTGAGGGCATTACGCGCTCCTCACGTGAAACAGCGTCAAGGGAGAAACAGGGAAGGCGTAAGCCTTGGGCTCCCCCATCTATGTTAGATGCACCGCCTGCACCAGAAGGCTACAAACATCGTTGGATACGCGCCGAAGTAAGGGGTTTTGATGACACCAAAAACATTTCGGCAAGACTGCGAGAAGGCTACGAGCTTGTTCGTCAGGACGAATATCCAGATTTTGAGTCTCCGGTAATTGATTCAGGTAAATATGAAGGTGTGTTTGGCGTCGGTGGATTGATGCTCGCACGTATTCCGCTTGAAACAGTCCAAGAACGCGCTCAGTATTTTTCTGAACGAAACGCGGATCAAATGGAAGCTGTCGAAAGCGATATGTTGCGAGAAAACGCTCATCCAACGATGACAATCGGCAAAGCCGAGCGTCAGAGTCGTGTAACTTTCGGCGGCCCCAAAAAATAGGGCCGCACAGAATGGAGAACTAAGTAATGGCAAATCAAGAAACTGCCTTCGGTCTTCGTCCTGTTGGGCTTGTAGGAAGCGGTGTTAACAGCACCGGTGTTACTGAGTATGAAATTGCCAGTAACAACACAGATGCCATTTTTAATGGCTCAATTGTGGTTCCTCTAGCCGCAGGCGTAATTGGCCAAGCTGGAGCAACTAATGGCGGCACTACGCAAGCCCTTGGTGTTCTTGTCGGGGTTCAATACCAAGATGCTACTCAGAAGAAGCCTGTATGGCTCAACTACTGGCCCGGATCAGGTGGCGTGTCTGTAGACACTAACTACCCGGTAAAAGCTCTTGTAGCTGATAACCCCAATCAACTGTTCGTCGTAGCGGCGGATGCAACCCTCACCAACCGAGCTACTGCTTTGGCGGCTGTTTTTGCTAACGCTAGTTTGGGAACTTCTGCTCGTACCGGTTCTACCGATACAGGTAAGTCGAATTCTCAGCTAGGCGTAAGCACTATCGCCACCACGGCAACGTTACCTTTGCGTATCGTAGGCTTGGTTGATGACGACGCAAATAACGATTATGCGTCTGCGGGAGCGCACCTGCTAGTTAGGTTGAATGCTCATTTTAATGCTGGCACCCGTTCGTTTGCTTCTCAAACGACGGCTGACTCAACTGGAATCTAAAGGAGATTAAGTAATGGCTATTTCTCGCGCACAGTTGGCGAAGGAACTTGAGCCGGGGCTTAACGCTCTTTTTGGACTTGAGTTCGACCGCTACGAACAGGAACACGCTGAAATCTTCGACGAAGAATCTTCAGATCGTGCCTTTGAAGAAGAAGTAATGCTATCTGGCTTCGGTACTGCACCGGTTAAGTCAGAAGGTGGTTCTATTTCGTTTGATGACGCGCAGGAAACATTTACTGCACGTTATACTCACGAAACTATCGCGCTTGCATTCTCAATTACTGAGGAAGCAATCGAAGATAATCTGTATGACCGCCTTGCTTCTCGTTATACCCGTGCTTTGGCACGGTCCATGTCACAAACCAAGCAAATAAAGGCCGCTTCAATTCTGAACAACGCCTTTAACACTGGTGCGCCTGTTGGTGATGGAGCGGCACTTTGTTCCGCCGCACACCCGTCTCTTTCGGGTAACCAACGAAATCTTTTAACCACTGCGGCAGATCTCAACGAGACTTCTCTTGAGCAGATGCTGATCGATATCGCTGGTCTTACCGACGAGCGTGGTTTAAAGATTGCTGTACGTGGCATGAAGCTGATTATCCCGAAGGAACTGCAATTCATCGCAGAGCGAGTTATTAACTCCAACCTCCGTCCGGGTACGGCTGACAACGACCTTAACGCCACCAAGTCTATGGGTATGATCCCTGATGGCGCGGTAGTTAACCATTTCTTGACCGATACGGATGCGTTTTTCATTAAGACTGATGCACCTAACGGCTTCAAGATGTTTAACCGAAGCCCCATCAAGACTGCAATGGAAGGCGACTTCGATACTGGCAACATGCGTTTCAAAGCGCGTGAGCGATACAGTTTCGGTGTTTCCGATTGGCGTTGTGTCTTCGGCACCCCCGGTGCCTAATAGATCTTCGGATCTTACAAGGGCGGCATTTGCCGCCCTTTCTTTTTGCGTATACAATAAGCATGTCCTGACATCCGCATGGTGCGGATGACACTAGCCACGACAGGAGATCTTCATGGCGACTACTACTTTTTCTGGCCCTATTAAAGCTGGAACCATCAAAAACACCACGGGCACCACGTTGGGTTCTAACGTAAAGAACACCGGCCAAGTTGTCATGGCGCAAACTTTTTCAACAGGAACGGACTTGGCGGGCGGTGCATCTGCGGCTAACAACACTACTGTTGTCATCCCGGCTAACTCCCAGATTATTGACTGCGTGATTGACTGCCCTACGGCTATGGGCAACGCCACTGCGGTATTAAGCGTGGGCGACACAGTTGGCGGTAATGCCACGTTCATTAACTCCTTCTCAATTACTGTTGCTTCTGGCGCAGGTCGTAAATACCCGACTACAGAGGCTGGCGGCGCATTGGCGTGGGCCGACACAGGTACTGCTGACAAGAAGCTTACTTGGACAACTACTGGCGCTACAGATGCGGGTGAGATTCGGGTAACAATTCTGTATCAACAAAACATTAACCTCGCGTAAGGGGAGTTAATGTATGGCTAATTCAGACGTAAAATCAAAACGTCTGACCGGGACAGGCTCTGCTTCGGTAGGGCCTGCTCGTATTCGCCAGATTCAGGTTCTTTCTGCTTCGGGCACTCCCCGCCTTACGGTTACCGATGGTAACGGGGGCAGTACAGTGTTGGATTTAGATTTTTCCGCCAGCGAAACGCACTCGGTCAACATCCCCGACGAAGGGATAAGAGTATCTGACATTTATGTCTCGGTACTTACTAATATTACTGCCATCACGGTGTTTTTTAGCTAAGGTAAAAAGATATGGCTTCCGAGGTAAAAGCAACGTATTTGACTTCTTCTGGCACTGTTTTTGCCGGAAGAGCTAGAATTAAAGCAATTCACTACATGTGTGGAAGCTCTCCAACCCTTGTTCTTAAAAACAAGGACGCTAGTGGAGATACTTTTTTAACCATGGCTTTTGCAAACAATACCGACGACAACGTTTATTTACCCGATGAAGGTATGATTTTTCCAGACGGGTGTTATGTGGTATTGACTAATATTACAAATGTCACGGTTTTTTATAACTAATGGCTACCACCAAAAATGTAAAACGATTACCTTCCGGTCGGTTGGAATATCGTGGTGAAACGTTTTCGGGGTATAACAAACCCAAGAAAACGCCGGGAAAGTCGAAAAAAAGTGCGGTTTTAGCCAAGAAAGGGACAGAAGTAAAGCTTGTTCGTTTTGGCGATCCCAATATGTCTATCAAGAAAGCGCAACCTGCTCGCAGAAGCAACTTTAGGGCGCGTCATAATTGCGATACCGCTAAAGACAAGTTTTCTGCTAGGTATTGGTCTTGTAAAGCGTGGTAGACATGAGAGTAGAAGAAGTTTTATCTAGGCTTGAAAAACATGAGGCGGAATGCAATTTGCGATACAGGCGGATTGAAGAGCGTTTAGCCGACCAAAAAGAATTAATATCCAAGAATTCAGATTCTTTAACCAAGCTAGACCTAAAAATTTGGGGTTTAGCCGTTTTAATCATTGTATCTCCGTTTGCGGCAAAACTTTGGAGTTAACATGGGCAGTTGTGGATCTAGGGTAAAAACAGGGCCTAAACAAGGCAAAGTGACCGTCACTTATATGCGTAAAGGCGGCGAAGCGTCTAGTAAAAGCAAAGGAAGTAAGATTTGTCCTGCGGGTAAAGCGTGGGCAAAGCGCACTTTTGACACATACCCGTCGGCATATGCCAACATGGCCGCCAGCAAATATTGCAAAGACCCCAATTACGCCAAGAAATCTAAAGGCAAAGCTTAATGGGTGAGTTAGCCAAATGGCGCGATCAAGAATGGGTTCGCATCGACAGTAGTGGAAACATCGCGGGCGAGTGCGGCACCTCAAAAAACAAAAAGAACCCTGATCGTTGTTTACCTCGCTCTAAAGCAGAAAGTTTGTCTCAATCGGAGCGCAAAGCCACGGCTCGTAAAAAAAAGAGCGAAGGCTCTAAAGGCAAGCAAGTCGTTTCAAACACTAAAGCGGCCAAGGTAAAAATGGCCGCCACAGGCGGTGAAATACGCAAAAACCACAAAGGATGTGGTGCGGTTATGTCCAATAGAAGAAAACGCACTAGGTATGCCTAATGATAGATCTAGAAAAAGGCGTTATGGAGGAAATCAGGGCTTGGTCTAAAGAAGCTCTAGAAACCGCGCACCCTTTTTTTAACGACCTCCCTGCTTGTCCCTATGCTCAAACCGCGTGGACTAACGACAAAGTAGGCTTTTCTTTTAGTTATTCTGCCAAACGCCAAGGCCTGTATTCAGCTATTTCTCAGTATGACGACACATGGGATTTGGTGTGTTACGTGGAGTTTCAGTATGAGCAAGATCCACAAGCTTTTCACGA